TGTAATCTACGATGTAAACCAGATGCACAGAAGGAGACACAGGTTGTTGGATGGGGTATTGACGAACATGCAAAGAAACTCTTCCCTGCCTCATGGAACGCTTTACGGAATGGATAAAGCTCTTGTCATAGGTAATGGTGAGTCACGATCATGGTTCAAACCATGTCATCAACATATCTTTGATGAGAGTGTTGTGACATGGGGGTGCAATGCTATCTATCGTGATGGCGTGAATGTTGTAGACAATCTGGTTGCAGTTGACTATGGTATGCAGCAGGAGATATACGACTCTGGCTGGTGTGATGAAAATCCAGAGTACGGTGGTATACATAACGTGCATTTTGCTAACTGGAGTCCTGTACCAGCTGAAGTTGCAGACATGATGTTTATGGGTTACGATATACCAGAAGCATTTATACATAAGAGCAAGAATAGAACATCTGAGTGTGTGATACAGGGTAAAGACCCAAATACATTACAGGAAAAGATTGAGGTAGCCATTCAAATGAATCCTAATTTGGATATTCCAGACCTTGTACAGAAGATGGAAAAGGATGTTGGTGTTTGGATTACCTACACTAATGATATGAATGAGGTTGGTATTCGTGATGTTGTTCTTCCTATAGACTTTCCTATCGGTTGGTCTACTGGTAACACTGCAATGCATCTAGCATGTCAGTCTCAGCCAACAGATGTTTATGTGTTGGGATTTGATCTGTCCTCTTACGATGAGCCACTGAATAATCTCTATAAGGGAACGGATAACTATCTTCCAGCTGACTCAAAGGGATTTAACCCTGAGAACTGGTTTAATCAGATGCACACAATTTTTAAAGAGTTTAAGGATATAAACTTTTATTGGGTTGACCCTGTTAACTATCAGACAGACCTGCCAAATGTCAAACCCATGACGATGGCAGAACTTTGCGAAGAGTTAAAAATTGTGTGACCTATATATAATATGATAAGTGACTTGACTTATCACACAAAACAGTATATATTAAGTAAATTAACATACGATAACATAAGGAGATATATATGTCGTTAGATACGCTTAAGAAGTCTAATTCTTTGGACAAACTGCTCGGTGCAGTTGAAAAAGAAAATGCCCCCCAAGATAAGAAGTCCTATGTGGATGAACGTCTGTGGAAACCACAGATGGATAAGACCGGCAACGGTTATGCCGTCATCCGTTTTCTTCCAGCAGTAAAGGGAGAGGATTTGCCTTGGGCAAAGGTTTGGAACCATGCGTTTCAAGGTCCAACAGGCCAGTGGTATATTGAGAACTCTCTTACCACAATTGGTCAGAAAGACCCTGTATCAGAGATGAACTCTGCATACTGGAACTCTGGTGTTGAGAGTGACAAGGAGATCGCTCGTAGGCAGAAGAGGAAGTTGCAATACTTCTCCAACATCTTTGTTGTTTCTGATCCTAAGAACCCTGAGAACGAGGGTAAGGTTTTTCTTTACCGCTATGGTAAGAAAATCTTTGACAAGTGCATGGAAGCAATGCAGCCTGCATTTGAGGATGAAACACCTGTCAATCCCTTTGACTTTTGGGAAGGTGCGAACTTCAAGCTGAAGATTCGTAAGGTCGATGGTTACTGGAACTATGACAAGTCAGAGTTTGAAGCACCATCACCTCTCTTTGCTGATGATGAGCAGTTGGAAGCGGTATGGGAGAAACAGTATGCTCTCACAGAGTTTACTGCGCCTACCAACTTTAAATCATATGATGAGTTGAAGAAACGTCTGGACACTGTTCTTGCTGGGACTACTACAGCCGGAACTGCTGTCGATGTGATGGAAGATGAACCAGTTTCATCTGTCTCTGTGGATACCAAGGAGGTTCCAGCTCCAAAGGTTTCTGATGATGATCAGGACACTATGTCCTATTTTGAAAAACTCGCAGAAGACGATTGAGGGAAAGAGGGAACTTCGGTTCCCTCTTTTTTTATCTGGCCATTCTCATATTGGCATGTCCATTAATGTGTGGTGTAACAGTAGAGACTGAAACTGAACTATTTCGAGTGTTGTTCGGTGCAACAGTTGGTGCGTTTATCACTGTTGCTCCTCCAACACCTCCGTTCAATCTTGCTGCTGCATTTCCAGCAGATGTGCCAAATATATTATCAAGCTGTCTAGATAATTTTGCATCATGAACAAAAATTGATCCCGGCTCGGTTGCTTTCTTATAATATCGTTGTTCAAGCATCAAGTTGTCAAGTTGTTTTTTTAGTGCAGGGCCTTGTAGGCCTGTCAAACCAAGTGCCTTAAACTGGTCAGGCCTCAGGCCCAAGTTCCTCTTGACACCACTTACTCCTCCTGCCATTAAAGACTTGATAAATGCTTTCTCAATTTGTCGCATTATATAATTCTCGTCCGTTTTGCCCTTGCCGGATGGATTTTGCAATTCGGCTCTTATTTTTCTCCCTTGTATACCCTTAAACAAACCAAATTGTCTTCTCAATTGCAAAATGGATGCTTGTTTTATTTTTAATTCTTGTTTCTCTTCTTTAGAAAGGTTTTGATTTTCTTGCTTGGCTAACTCCTCTTTAATTCTCGCATCTCTCATTGTTACTTGTTTTCTTCTTTCTGCAAGTTTATCTTTTAGTTTATCAAAGCCAGCCAAAACGTCTTCTGTAGAGGCAAGGGTAAATGACAAGCCTGCCAGAACACCAGCAAATGTTACTTCTAATTTCTGCTTCCAATTGACTTTTGCTTTGGGTAAGTTTAAAAGTTCTGGAGCTCTATTATAAGCACTGACACCTTCGTATGCTGCAAAACCCACCGCTAGTAATGGTGCTATGAAAGGAGCAGCTGCGGCAGAAATACCGGCAACAATTCCGCCAAGACCAATTGTTCCTGCTTTTACTAGCAATTTTGGTGGAACTTTCTGGCCAAGTATTTTTGCTTTTTCACCAATAGCTTTCCCTGCTGACTTTATGCTATCAAATGTCTTTGAAAGTCTATTTTTTAGATTTTGAACCGTCTGTTCTATTTTTTGTAAAGCACCGCCACTTTGACGAGCTCTATTTACTGCTGCTTGGTTATTTGGAAGCCGATTGGCCGGATGGCCGGGCGATCTGCTTGGGGACATACTTGGAACTCTCAAACCCCCAGTGACGGGGGGTTTGGGTCCAAATCCTAACATTGACATTAGGGCAGCTCTAACTCTTTTGAACATCAACGCAGTTCCAGCTGTGCCTGCTATGGCATCTCCAGCAGACACTTCCATATCTGTGCCCGGTATCTTAATTTTTTTTCTTTCTCCTGTTAACCATACTATAAGTCCGTCAATAAGATCACCACCAAATGTCGTTAAACCAGCAAGTAATAAAAGTGGACCAAGAACTTTTTTAAATGCAAACGCACCAGCTCCAGCAATCGCACCAAGGACACCTTTTATAAGACCACCGGCACCTCTTGCAAGATTACTCAATAGAGTAGTAATTAATAATCTTTTTTGAAATTTTTCTACATTATCAAAGTGTTCGGTTTGCCCATCAAGTATCTTTTTACCTTGATTTAAATTTTTAGTTCTATCTTTTTTCTCTTTAGCAGCCTTTAATCTTTCTCGTCCCTCTGCTTCTTTACCACCCTTTTTGAATGTACCATCTGGATTACGAGCCATTCCTTTTGCTGACTCTGATTTTTTCCTTTTTGCCTCTGCTGCCATGAACTCCGCACCGACACCAAACTGTTCAATATACTTCTTTTCTGCTGCTATTTTTGCTTGTTCCTGTTTGAACACATTTGCTCTTTTAATCAGAAATTTTGCTTCTTTTTTGCTGATATCTTGTTGTTTTGCAAGAAGCTTAGCAGCCTTTCTTTCCCGAAGTTTAGCGAAAATATTAATTCTACTGTTTCTAATTCTTGATGCAGCAAATTGTGAAATTTGCAGTTTTGACAACATATTAAATCTTTTACCAAAGGCGCCAAGTTTACCCAAGTCTTTGCCAAATGCTGAAAGAAATGATCTATTATCAAGACCAACAGCACCAAGACCATCGGCAGCCCTATTGAGATTAATAGTTGCTAAGTTCAATTCTTTTGCTGCATCTTTTTGTTCTCGTATTTCGTCTTTGGTTGCCATGATAGCGTCCTATTTCTTTTTCTTAGGTAATGAACTGCCGGGTTTACCAACATACAAACCAAAGAAAGCAGCACCAGCACCTACGATGGTAGATATAAACATTGCTTGTGCGTTTGTGGGATTAGATAAGTCCATAAACCAATCAACAGATGAATAGAAAGCCCAGCAATATGCAAGCATCACTAAGCGTGGAATCATACGAAACTTGTCCAACATACCAGCAGTCTTATTGTACCAAGTAGGTTCCTCGTCTGGATGGTCAGGAACAATATCAGACTTTTGTAGCTCGTATTCTTTTGTAGTCTCTGTTACTTTAACTGTATCATCTGCCACTTTGTTTCTCCATTTCTTCTTTTTCTCTTTCTAAATGTTGGAGTAATAGTCCTTGATATATATCTCTCTCCCAAGGTATCATATTTTCAAGTTCTGTCAAATTATAACCATGATGTTGCATCATTGCAAAGAATGTCTCATAATAACCTTTAAGAGACAGGTGAGACATTCCTATACGAAAAAATCAGCGAGGCCCTCCAATACTACCTCGCTTGTCTTTTTCGTATTTGGATTTCTAACTTTCATCACATGTCTAACTTTCGGCATTGTTTCAAAAAACTTGTTTACTTCCTCCAACTGTGTGTTTGTCATCTGGTCAAAAAATGCAGTCAACTCTTTGTCACTCATGTCAGCTCTACTGTATACGGTATCCTTGTCACGGATTTCAAAAACACATGCCTGAATAAGTTTAAACATTGCTTCTGTTGAACTATCACCATCCTTTAGATCAGATATATGTTTAGTTATTTGTGTTGTCGGATACATCATTATAAGTGTTACATCATCAGTAAGTTTTATTTCATTACTATGATCGTCTTGCAGTGTAACTTCTATATCATCAATATTAACTTTTACATCAACTTCTGTTTCTTCATCATCAGGACATTTCACTTTTAAATCTAGTACATCCCCTACAGATTTGCCTCGAATGTTGATAAAAAGATATTCCAGATCAAAAAGTGGTGTATCCTGATAACCTGTTGCTCCATCTGTACAATCATGCACTATTTTTACAATCGCATCATTGATGTTAGACTCTAGTCCAGTTTCAAGTGCAATCAGAAGAACCTTCTCTTCCTTGACCAAGAATGGTCTGTATTTAATTTCATCGCCCGTCGATGGTAGTGTAATAGTATATTCGGGTGTTACTAGTTGTGGTAATGCCATAATTTTTCATCCTTTATAATAATCATGTCAGTTTATTTAAAATACGTCATTTATATTGGTTCAAATACTGGTTGAGGTGGTGGAGCTCCAGTTGCACTGGCCCCATCATCATGTTTTCCAGTTTGTCCTAATTCGTGCCAATATCGATATGCGAAAGATACCGAAACTTTTTGCAGTTCATTGGTTGTTGACATATTAAATTCGTTTGCATTTATTGTTTTGGGAAATGCTTCAACCAATCTAATTCCATGTGTTTTCACACCATCTTGATTAAGAGTAAAAATGTCAACAGTACCAACATAACTGTCATAAAAATTCATGTTAAATGATGGTCTTGGATCGCCAAATCCACTGATAGGACTGCCAGACCCATACATTTCATAGTGCCACTCACTAAAAATATCTTTGACCTTGAACTTTTCATCTGCAAGAAATGAACAGGTAATATCTTCAAATGACCACCCATCGACAATCTGTGTCTGTGGCCCATACCTCTCATAATTTGGTGTTGTGTTCATGGTTCTTCCGGGCAAGGAAACTGTGTCGCATCTTAAAGCAAGGCCTTCCATCTCTGCGCCAGTCGTTCCAAAAGGAAAATTGACATGAACCACAAACTTATTGGTGTGGGCAACACCACCATAAGTTCCACCGCCATTAATGCTGGATATTAGTCTCTGCATTGTTCCACTAGCCATCAGACCATGCTCCTAGAGTCGCTCCAGACCGCATCTGCTGATGATTTCTTGAATCTTTGTACAGGAAGTAGTGCGGCAATTGTAAATTCATCAGCATCTATTCTACGGAAATCAGATTTAGTTTGTCCGTATAGGTATTTATGTATGGTAGGACGAATTAAAGCAATATTTTTTAGTCCTGTGTAACTAACATTTAGTCGAGTAGTTTTATCATATTCTGCATTATTGCTGTATGCAACTAGTCTATCTAACAACCTAATTCTCAAAGGTATAGGTAGATAATGTAGGTTAAGTCCAAGAAATCCATCTGAGTATGCTTCTATTGGTAGAACAAGAGGAAATGTGTCATAGTATGGCAGCTTTTCCTTGAATTTTGGATCATAGAAGAACATGTTGAGTCTACCAATGAAAGGCGCCTTTCTCCGTTTACCGTCACGAATTAGGTCAAGTGCTTTAGGTGTGCCAAATTCTTTTATTTTTTCTCTATACCAGTTTATGGATAGGTCACGCCCGCCCGCTGCAGCCTTTACTGATTGTATGAAGTTGCTCTCTGCCATAGTATTATTTATATCGAATGTTCAAATGATCCTCATTGAAAATCTTAAATTCCATGTCATTATTTTCACACCATTCTGTTGCATACTTCCATTTTGCTTCGTTTATACCCCAAGTCTTTACCTCATTCAGCCATTTCTTTGTCTTGCGTTTGGGCTTCTTCTCTGGTGGTGAGCATTGTTTCTTGGGTTTTATCTCTATGATGAATTTTTTGGAACTGCCGTTATGTTGTTTAACTTTTATATAGAAATCTGGAAAATATCGGTGCATACGACCATCCCAAGGTGATAAATAGGGTATGATGATCTCTTCACTGCCCCACTCAAGTATCAACTCATTCGTATCGCAATATGCCATGAACTTGCGTTCCCATAGAGAACGATATACAATTCTGTGAGGATCACCCTTGTATTTTTTAGGGTTGGTTGGAGTATATAGACCTTTGTAAGACATAAATATAGTATTATATAGGAAGAATAAAAATGTCAGACCTCA